ACTGCTTCAAGACCGTGGTCAGCACGTCGGTCAAGCGCACCACGGCCATCCTCTGCGGCTCCGGCGGCGGCACCATCACGGCCGAGGTGTTCTACACCGACTATCAGGTCACCAGGGGTCAGGACGGCGCGCTGGGCGCGACCGTGCCGGGCGTGCTGGCCGATGGCGTCCTGCCGGTCTGGAGCTGACCAGTGAGCTACCAGCGCTCCACGCTGAAGCTCGCCTTCGAGGACCCGCAGTTCGATGGTCTGGAGGTCCGCATCAAGCGGCTGCCGATCAAGAAGCTGTTCGCGGTCACCGAGCTGTCCGAGCTGGGCGAGGACCTCGGCGAGATGCGGGAGCAGTTCTTCCAGCTCACGGACATGGTGGGTGAGTCCCTCCTGTCCTGGAACCTGACCGAGGGGGACGACGAGGAGGCCGTCCCGGCCGACGCCGAGGGGCTGCGCAGCCAGGACATCGAGTTCGTCCTGGCGATCGTCACCGCGTGGACAGAGGCGGCTACCTCGGTGTCGCCCCCTTTGCCCAATCGCTCGACCTCTGGGCAGCTCTCCCCGGGGCAGTTCGAGCTGATGGAACGAGTGTTGGAAAGCCAGCTCAGCTGATCGACGCGGAGATGGTGCTGGCGTTGTGCGAGCGGTTCCATTGCCTGCCCAGCGTTTTGATGGAAGAGGACGCCGAGCTGTTACGGCTGGTGAAGATCGAGGCGCTGGGCAGGAGGCAGGACAGTGGCGAATGAGGTCACGATCGTCGTCAAGGCGACCGACCAGTCCGGCCCTGCCTTCGACTCTGCGCGCGGGCACGCCAAGCGGCTCTCCACCGAGGGCGGTACGGCGCTCGGCGGCTTCTCGGACAAGATCAAGGGCATGGGTGCCGCAGCCGGCATAGCGGCGGGCCTCATCGCCGTGACGCTGGCGAAGGAGGCCCTGGGCGCGCTGATCGACTACTCCAAGAAGGCCGTCACTGCCGCCAGCAACCTGAACGAGTCGGTCAACGCCGTCAATGTGGTCTTCGGCAATTCGGCCAAGAAGATCGACGACTGGGGCAGGACCCAGGCCACCTCACTCGGGCTGTCCCAGCGGGCGTTCAACGACCTGGCCACGCCGCTCGGTGCGCTGCTGAAGAACATGGGCGTGCAGCAGGACCAGCTGGCGGATAAGACGATCAACCTGACCAAGCGCGCGTCGGACATGGCGTCCGTGTTCAACACGGACGTGCCGACGGCCCTGGACGCGATCACCAGCGGCCTGAAGGGCGAGTTCGACCCGCTCGAGCAGTACGGCGTGCACATCAATGCGGCCATGATCCAGACCGAGGCGCTCGCCGAGACGCACAAGAAGCGGGCCAAGGACCTCACCGAGGCCGAGAAGGCGACCGCCTCCTACAACCTGATCATGAAGCAGACCAACACCACGGCCGGCGACTTCAAGAACACGTCAGACGGCCTGGCCAACTCCTCGCGCATCCTCGCGGCCAGGCAGGAGGAGCTGCAGGCGAAGATCGGGGAGAAGCTGCTCCCGGTCATGAAGAAGGTCAACGAGCTGAAGCTCAAGGCGCTGGAGTACATCGCCAACACCGTCTTCCCGGCCGTGGAGCGTGGAGCCAAGCATGTCGCGGACGGCTTCGAGAAGGTGTGGACCTGGGCCGGCCCGAAGCTCAAGGGCGCCCTGGACGACCTGAAGACGGCATGGGAGGAGAACAAGGACAAGATCGAGAAGCTGGAGCCGGTGCTGGAGCTGGTCGGCAAGTTCCTGGCCGGGGCGCTGTACGAGTCGATCAAGACCGCGATCGGCGGTATCAAGGGGCTGATCGAGGTGCTCGGGTTCCTCGGCGACGCCTTCAACGCCGCCCAGAAGTTCGTAGTGAACTTCACGATCGACCTGATCACCCGGCTGGGTCAGATCGTGGACGCCGCCGCCGCCGCGTTCGGCTGGATTCCCGGGATCGGTCCCAAGATCAAGGCCGCGCAGGCCGCCTTCCACAAGGCCACCGACGGCATCCTGGCCGACCTGAAGGCACAGAAAGCGGCGGTCGCGTCGGGGATCAACGTGGCCATCAAGGTCACCGGCCTGGGGTCGCTCTACGCCGCCCGCAACGCCATCGCCGACGTGGTCAACGCGGCCGGCCGCACGGTCGTCTCCGTCGGCCTCGGGCACCGTGCCACCGGCGGTATCGCTGGCGGCCTCGTTGAGGTGGGCGAGCACGGCCGGGAGCTGGTGCGCCTACCGCAGGGCTCGATGGTCTACTCGGCGGCCAATACCAACCAGATGACCTCGGGCGGGGGTGGCGTCAACCGCTTCGAACTGGTGGCCAGCGGCCGGGGTGGCGACGCCCTGCGCGAGCTTGTCCAGAGATGGCTCAACAACGGCGACCTGACCGTCCGCGCTGCGGCACTGGGATAGAGGGGCGACAATGGCTCCACGCTTCGCCGTAACGGCAACGCTCTATTTCAGCCCGACTGACTCAGTCGACATCAGTCAATACGTTATGTATGACAAGGGTGTCCAGTTCGCGCAGGGCCTACGAAACTTCCAGGACCGTTTCGGGCGGATGACACTCTCCTTCACGCTGAACAACACGGACGGGCGCTTCAGCCCGCGCAACGTCAACGGCACCTACTACGGGCGGATCAAGCAGAACAACCGGATCAGCTTCACCTGGTTCAGCTCGGGCAACATGGACGACCCGCTCCAGTTCGACGCCCTGATCCCCGAGTGGACGCCCAGCATCGACCCCGGCGAACGCGCCGAGGTCACCATCGAGGCGTCCGGCGTCTTCACCCGGTTCAACGCGCCCGAGAACGGCGCCCTCTTCTCCCCGCTGTACCAGGTGAACACGGCCAACGCCCGGATGAACACCAACGGGCCTGTGATGTACCTGCCGCTGGAGGACGGCTCGACCGCCGTCCATGCGTCGCGTCCTGTCCTGGGCGACACCGGCGGCTCGGCCGCCGTCACCAACGGAACCTGGGAGTTCGGCTCCGACAACGACCTGCCGGGGGCGCTCACCGCACCCAGGATGACGCCCTCCTCGGTGCTGTTCGTCCCGGTGGCCTACAACTTCAGCCAGCACTGGCAGGTCGACTTCTTCGCCCGCGTCCCGACCGCGCCAGCCTCGGATACCGTGCTCATGCGGGTCTGGACCAACAGCTCGGCGATCGGGATCTGGGACGTGATCGTGGGTCCCTCGGGCTACCTGCTGAAGGGCTACCAGAACGGCTCACCGCCCACGCTGGTCGTCACCAGCGGCACGTTCGCCTACGACCCGGCGTGGCCGCTGGACCAGTGGCGCCACGTACGGCTCTCATGCCAGGACGAGGGCGCCAACCTGCGCTGGCTGATCACGACTACGAACCTCGGGCCGATCGGCGGCCTGCTCACCTACGCCACGTCCGGCACGACGGCCGGGGCCTGCGGCGACGTGGGCGCCGTGGCAACCCCGAACCAGGCGACGCTGGACGGCATCGGCCTCGCCCAGATCGCCGTGTTCGACGACTACGACCTGTCCCTGGTCGACGGGGCCGGCTCCGGCTATGACGGGGAGGACGCCTTCGACCGCTTCGAGCGGCTCTCCTCCGAGGCCGGCACGACCGGAGTCACGGGCCGCACCGAGGACTTCTTCGGCGGCTACGACTCACACGCCGTCAGGATGGGGCCGCAGCGGTCGCTGGACTTCATGACGAACGTGGAGGAGATCCACAACGCCACCGAAGGCATCATCTTCGACAGCTACAACCTCCTGACCCTGATCAGCCCCTACTACCCGTTCCAGCAGTACGACACATTCAGCGGCAGCTCCCTTGGGCCGGGCAACGCGACCGGCGATCAGATCTTCCGGCTGCGACTCACCGACGACACCCAGAACCTGGTCAACCAGTTCACCGCCTCGCGTATCAACGGGGCCTCGGTGACGGCGAAGCAAATCACGGGGCCGCTGTCGGTGGAGGACCCGCCTGACGGGGTGTACGTCTACCCGGGCTCCGAGCAGTACAACCTGTACTCGGACGACCAGGTGGCCGATCATGCCCACTACCGCGTGCACGCGGGGACGGTGGATCAGCCGCGCTTCTCCGAGGTCTCCATCGACATAGCCCGGACCCCGGCGTGGGCCGCCGTCCTGGATGAGGCCTGGCTGGCCGATCCGATCGCGGAGCCGTTCGTGCTGCAGAGTGGTCCGGAGGACGCCGGGCCGAGCCCGGTCAACCAGATCATCCTGGGCTGGACGTTCGAGTTCACCCAGGCTGATGCGCTGCTCCGGTTCAACACCGTACCGCTGGAGATCTACCGGCAGTACTTCCTGGACAGCACGATAGGGCGCCTGGACTGTGGCGCCGCCACGCTGAACGAGGTGCTGGACACCACGGAGACCGGCATCGACGTTGCGGTGAACGACGAATGCCTGTGGGGGCACAACACGGGCGACTACGTGGCCACGGTCGGCGGCGAGGAGGTCACCGTCACGGCGGTCGGCGCGGCCTCCACCTCGATCACCTTCGTGGCCGCCGGCACGGCATCCTCCGGCGACGCCATCCAGACGACCCCGGGCATGCCGGCCGGCGTCGCGACCCAGGATCTCCTGCTCGTGCTGGGCAGCTCGCGGGACACCAACAACGACCCGGAGCTGTTCCTGTCCGGGGTGTCGTCGGCCGCATACTCGGAGTGGATCAACGGGATCAACTTCAAGCTGTGGGCCAAGGTGCACAGCGGCTCCGAGACCGCGCCGGCCGTCAACTTCGCCAACGGGGCCGGCGACACCTGCATCTCGCAGATGGCGGCGTTCCGGGGCAAGTTCGGTGACCTGGACTCCCAGCTCATGGGCGTCGCGCTGCGCTCCAACGACTCGCAGCAGAACATCCCGCTGCCCTCGATCGACTCGCGACAGACGAACGTCCTGGTCATCTACGTGGCCTGGAAGGCCGACGACCTCACTTCGGCTGCCATGCCCACCGGCTTCACGCAGATAGGCGCCCCCAGCTCGACTGCCGGAAACGACGCCAGCATGGTCTGGGGCTACCAGGTGATCAGCACGGCCACGAAGCTGCCGCCGGCAACCTTCACGATCACCGGCGGCGGCGCACAGATCTCCCGGTCGGGGGCCGCCGCCGTGCGGGCCACCCAGCAGGTCTTCACCGTGACCCGTTCGACGAACGGCGCGGTCATGATCCACGCGATCGGCGAAGAGGTCCACGTCCGCGATAAGATCATCCTGGCCCTGTAGGAGACTGCCATGACCTTCGCCGCTGGTGACACGCTCACCGCCGCCGCCCTGGAAGTCCTCAACGGCCAGATCGGGCGCATCACCGCCCCGCTGTGGGAGCTGGGCAGCACTGCGGCCAGCGGCGCGATCGGCGCGTCCGGCGTGGAGGCTACCCAGGCGGCCTTCACGGCTCCGTCGAGCACCTACCGGGCCACCACCGCCTACATGATCATCATTCACGGGCTGGGCCGACCCAGCACGACCTCCGGCAACCTGACGATCAACATGCGCGACACCAACGCCGCCGGCACGGTCCGGATGAGCAACGTCCCGCTCTTCGCGCTGACGGCCGGGTCCAACCTGCCTCTCATCCACCTCGAGCATTACGTGGCCAACACCGGCGGCTCGGATATCACCGGCCGGGTCCTGTGTCTGACCTTCAGCTACTCGGCCGCAGGCGGCGCGCTGTTCAACGCGGCATCCACTCAGCCCTGGTACATCCGGTGCATCGAGATCGGCCCCTCGGGCGGCTTCACGCAGGCCGTGCCACTGTAGGACTACAGCTTCCTGGCCAGGGCGAAGCCCATCCCGCTGGAGCCGGTGCAGGTCTGCAGCACGAGGTCCAGGCCCGGGTCGGACATCCAGCCGGGGATCGGGCCGCCCTTCTGCCGCTGATGCCGGTGGCCGTAGACCACGTAGTGCCCGGCGCACGGGCCGGTGGCCACGGTGACGGTCCGGCCGGTGGCCACGTTGTCCAGCCAGGCCCAGCCCATCGAGTCGTGTCCGGCCAGGATGCAGGTGGGGCTCGTGGCCCAGGTGACCAGCCTGCCCCTGTCGACGGTGGCCTGGCTGAAGAAGGCGGTCACCGGCCGCAGCACCACGCCTGCGGTGTTCGACGGCGCGCTGGGCTTCGGCGCCGGCCCGGGGGACGGCTTTACCTCGATCGTCCGCACGACCCGCTCGATCTGCTCGTGCGCCGGGCTCAGCAGCCCCGTGGGGCGCTCGGAGATCTGCGCGGTGCCCGGGTCATCCACGGCGGTCCGGGCGGCCGTGGAGCGTACACCCAGGACCCCGAGCACACCCGCCGCGACGAGCAGTAGCGCCATCGTGGTGATGACGCGGTTCTGGCCTCTCACTCGCATGCCGTCCCGTCCCCGTCGCCGTCCAGCTTCGGGTTCCAGCCGGTGCCGCCCCGGTGTAGTGGAGCGGCTCCCGCCTTCTGTGCATCCGCGCATGACTTGTATCCCTTCGGCCCACAGGCCGCGCTGCCAGCCACAACGGCGGCGAGAAGCGCGGCCAGGGCCACGGCCCGGGTGGTGTGCTGGTGCATTTCGGACTCCTGAGTCGTTGAGCCTGGATCTTTCTCAATGTACGGTCCCAGCATGGATCTCGTCACGCGGTCGGATACGACCTATCCGCTGACCAACCGCCACCGCCCGATGCTCGGGCCGGAGCGCGGCCCGGTCATCCGCGACGTGGTCGCCTGGTATGAGGCCGGCGCCTCCGTGCGCAACATCGCCGATCACATCGGCAAGAGCTACGGCTTCGTGCACCGGATGCTGGTCGACGCCGGGGTCACGCTACGGCCGCGCGGTGCGCCGGCAGGCGCCGTTCATGGCCGGGGGCATCGAAGCGGAGGGGTAACCGGAGGTTAGGGCCTCGCCTGGTGTCCGTCAGGCGGACACCAGGCCGAGTTGACGTCGGTCTGACCTACGCCAGGCCGAGCTGACCGGCGCCAGGCGCCACTCAGGGGGTCTGACCTGGGTGATCGGAGTCAGGCTCCAACCGTCATTTCAAGTGACGGTCGGTCTCCAGCAGTCGCACAAGAGCGTCTAGCTTGGCTTCTAGGGCGTCGAGCCGGGCGTGGACACCCGGGGCGGGACTTACGGCCCCCCGGCTCCGGCCCTCGCGAGTCGCCCGCTGGTGAGCGGCGGCGCTTCCGCTGCGGATCTGCACGCCCATCTCCAGCAGATTGTTCTTGATCACTTGGGGGCGAAGACGGCGACGGGAGACGCCCTCCGAGTATCGGTCGCCTCGTTCGTCATAGTCCTGGCCGATCAGCCGTAGTGAGTCTCCGGCCCGGTACCGCCTTGCCCACTCGTTCCGCGTGTCGGCCGGGAAGTTCGTCCACTTGATACCCATGACCTGAGTCTACCTTGAACGTCTAGAGTGTTCAAGTGTCCACAGCTCTTGCACTATACAAGCGCTTGTAATAGACTCGGATCATGCAGGAGACGAGGAAGAGCGGCAGGTCTCGTAGCGGCCAGGCGGCTGCGGCGAGCATGACCGCTGAGCAGAGGCATGAGCGCGCCCGCAGGGGCTCGCTAGCCGCAGCCGTCAACACCATCGCCAAGCGCGCCGAGGATCTCACCGCCGACCAGCGGGAGCTGGTCCGGCTCGCCGTTGGCGCCGACTAGCGCACGGAGAAGGCCCGGCAGCAACCGGGCCTCCGAGGAACGCCCAACCCGCGAAAGAAGGGGACTCCAATGCCTAACTGTACCGTCCCGACCGACATCTACCCGGACCTGGCCGCCAAGCTGGCACGCTGGACCGTTGTCGGCCCGGTCCCTGAGCACCGTCCAGAGCTTGGCCCCTGCTGCGTGTGGACCAGGGCCAAGACCGGCGGCTACGGCGTCGTCTGGGATGCGCGTGCCCGCCGGGTGCGCCGTGTCCACCTGGTCGCGCTCGCCGGGGCGGGGGTCGTCATCCCGCCCATGATGCGCCCGGACCACCTGTGCCGGAACCGGGCCTGCCGCCGGCTGGACCACATCGAGATCGTCACGCACCGGACCAACGTGCTGCGCGGCGTCGGCGTGGTCGCCGAGAACGCCAAGAAGACGGAGTGCATCCATGGCCACAGGTTCACCGAGGCCAACACCTACTGGCGTAAGCCGCGCGGCCCGCACGGCTTCTGGTCGCGGCAGTGCCGGGCCTGCACCAGCAACAGCGGGCAGGCTCGCGCCGAGCGTGCACGGCGCAAGCGGCTCGACATGGCGGCGTGATGTCTGAGCCCGTGTACGTCTCGATCGGTCCGGTCGGCTGGGTGATGGCTGAGGCGCCCGGCCTTCCGCCCCGGCTGCTGGGCGTGCTCGTGGCTCTGGCCATGCACGCCGACGCGGACGGCCGCAACGCCTACCCGTCGCAGGAGAAGCTCGGCTTCCTGGCGCGCAAGACCGACCGGCAGGTGCGGCGAGACCTGGACGAGCTGGAGGCCATCGGCCTGATCGAGCGGGGGGACCAGGACCGGGTCCGCTTCCTCCCGCTCGACAAGCGACCCATTGTGTGGGACCTAGCTACGTGGCGTGATCGGCAGGACACGGGTGTCCGGTCGCGCGGCGAGGAGTACCGCGCCGCGCGTGCCGCTCGCCGGGGTACCGACCGGACACGGGTGTCCGGGGGCGACCGGACACCGGAGGCAGAGCGACCGGACACCCAGGGTATGAACGACCGGACACGGGTGTCCGACGAAGTGATCAGTGAACAACCAGTGAATAACCATGTTGAAGTGATCAGCGCCGTTTCCGGACGGCAGCCGGGTGCTTCGCTTCGCTGCGCACCGCCCGAAGATGACAATTGGCATCTCGCAGGCGAACCGGACGAACCAGACGAAGGGGTCTACGACTGGGAACCCTCACCTGAGGATGTGGCCTTCATCGTCGATGAGAAGGGCTCACAGCTGGCCCTGGCCCGCCGCCGCTCGCGCAAGCCCGTGGGCCGGACCGTGGAGGAGTTGATAGCCAGCTCGGGTATCAAGTCGGTGCACGCGGTATATGAACCCCCTACTGTGGATGTCAGGGAACCCCTGCGGGGTATCCGGTACCAGCCGCACGCCTTCAGGAAGGACGAGCGCAGCCCAGGCTTCTGCGCAACCTGCGACTTCCCCGAGGGCAATCGGACGCAACACCCGACCTCAGGGAGAGCTTGATGCACGTCTTCCAGCCCAGCGCGGTGCCGCCCGACTACTACGGCCGGCGCTACTGCAACGTCTGCCAGCTTCCCGGTGAGACTGACGACGCCCGCCATCGTCCTGCCCAGGATGAACTGCGGTTCACCTCGTTCACCGAGGCGTCCCAGCCGCCCGAGCGCGAGGAGGCGATCCGGTGAGCCCCGAGCGCTACGCACAGCTCCTCAAGGGCGTCGGCATCCTGCAGTGCAGGAACTGCGACGGCCAGGCCACCCCCGTAGACGTGGCAGAGCTGGACGCCACCCATCTGCTGGTCTGCTACCAGCCGGACTGCCTCTGCTTCCGCCAGCAGTTCCTGGTGATCGACGTGGAGTGGATAGTGGCCGAGGAGGCATTCAGGCGGGCCATGCAGACGTAGCGCGAGGGATCATTCCCGGCTAAGATCCGAGACAGGGATCATTACCTGACCGGAGGAGACAGCAGCCGTGAAGCTCAAGCGCCGCTACCACAAGGTCCTCTGGGGCATCCAGAACCGGCTCCACGGACTGGCCTTCGACCGGCGCGAACGGCACAGGACCAAGGCCCTGACCAGGCTGGAGCCGCTCGACACCTTCGCCGCCGGCATCCGCCGCGCCTTCCGGGCCTAAGATCGAAGCCACGGATCAGACACAAGGGGGTTGACGAGGATGGCGCCACGTCGCGTCGGCCAGCCCGAGCTTGCAGCCCGCGAATACGACGACGCTCAACGGCTCGCCCAGATCATCGAATGGCGCCGTCACGCGCGCTCCTACCGCTGGATCGCCGAGCAGCTCGGCATCAGCCACCAGCGGGTCTGGGAGCTGTACCAGGAGGCCCTGGCCGCCATCAAGGTGCCGGCCGTCGAGGCCCTGCGCCAGGAAGCCATGGAGCGCTACGAGGGCCTGATGGCCGAACTGCGCGACCTGGCCTCGATCGAGGCGATGAAGGACGCGCCCGACGTCAACGCCCTGCGGCTGCTCTTGGACTCGATCGCCAAGAACCAGGAAGGCATCCGCAAGCTGTTCGGGCTGGACGCCCCGGCCAAGGTCGAGGCCACCGTGCAGCAGCAGATCCGCTACGTCGTCGAGGGCGTGGACCCCGAGGAGCTGAAGTGAACGACCCGCACCTGGAAGACATGGCCCTGGACCCGGAGGCCGAGCAGCTCAAGCAGCGGCTGGCCGAGGTCACGGAGGCCAACAACGCCCTGATGAGGAAGCACCAGGTGGGCCTGGACGACCTTTCGATCGTCAAGCTCTGGGTGACCGTGCTGTTGGACATGGTGGTCGGCGTGGCCGAGACCCCGGCCCGGCTGCGCTACGAGATCGCCCTTCAGGAAAAGACCAAGGAGATCATCGAGGGATCGGTCTCGACGGTGGCCCGCCAGCGCCTGCTTCAGGGCGTCAACCTGGGTAACGGCGGCCGGCCGTGACCAAGATCGCCACGAACGACGCGACCATGGCCGCCTTACGCAACCTCTCGACCGCCGTCGGGCTGGACCCCTCGGACGTGGCCAGGGTGTCCCTGACCTACGAGCGTGGCGTGATGACCGCCGACTTCCGCGTCTTCCTGTCCGCCGTCGGCCATCAGGCCGCTGCAGACGTCATGCATTCGGCCGCCAACCAGATCACGAACAACCCTAAGTAACCAACGGAGATCATTCTTACCGAATCTACGGGGCCGAGACCAAGAGTGTTATACGGAGCGTGAGAAATGACCGTCAGGGCCGAGCCGGAAGGGTGGCGTGAGCGGTCGTTCATCGACTTCCCGACCGCCTGGTGGCTCGTCGAGCAGACGGTCCCAGCGCAACATCACACGCTATGCTCCTGGTTCGTCACGCAAGGTAGCCTGATCTGTGACTGCCAGGTCGTGCCACTGCTCTGGGAGCGGCTGCGATGACCGCGACAGTGCAGCCCGAGGTGATCCGGCGGGTCTACAGCCCACGCGGAGCCGCCCGCGCGCTATTGAAGTGCCGCGATCCCGAGGTGCTGATCGTGGCCGGCGCCGGCACCGGCAAGAGCCGGGCCTGCCTTGAGAAGATCCACATGTGCCTACTGCTCACGCCCGGCGCCCGCGCGCTCGTCGTGCGCAAGACGCGGGAGTCGCTCACCTCAACCGGCCTGGTCACCTTCCGGGAACACGTGGCCGCCGAGGCGATCGAGAAGGGCATCGTGCGCTGGTACGGCGGCAGCCCGCAGGAGCCCGCGCAGTACCGCTACAGCAACGGCTCCCGCCTCGTCGTCGGCGGCATGGACAAGGCCACGAAGATCATGTCCTCGGAGTATGACCTGATCTTCGTCCAGGAAGCCACGGAGCTGAGCCTGGACGACTGGGAGCTGCTCAACACCCGGCTCCGCAACGGCAAGCTCTCCTTCCAGCAGCTCATCGCCGACTGCAACCCCGACCGGCCGTGGCACTGGCTCAAACAGCGCTGCGATCAGGGCCTGACCACGATGCTCATCTCCCGGCACGAGGACAACCCGGTCCTGTTCGCCAGCCAGCCCGGCGCGCAGGAGCCCGACACCCTGCCCGGGTACGTGCGGACCACCGTCGGGCGCCAGTACATGAGCAAGCTCGACGCGCTCACCGGCGTCCGCAAGGCCAGGCTGCGCTACGGCCAGTGGGCAGCCGCCGACGGGCTGGTCTACGACGGCTTCGAGCCCAGCCTCCACCTGGTCGACAAGCTGCCCAAGGGCTCCGAGACGTGGCGGCGCTGGTGGTCCATAGACTTCGGCTTCACCAACCCGTTCGTCTGGCAGTGCTGGGCCGAGGACCCGGACGGCCGGCTCTGGCTCTACCGGGAGATCTACCGCACCCAGACCCTGGTCGAGCAGCACGCCGCCGCCATGATGCGCGCGGTGACCTTCCAGACCGGGGCGAACAAGGGCGCATGGCGCGAGCCGAAGCCCGACGCGATCGTGTGCGATCACGACGCCGAAGGCCGGGCCACCCTCGAAAAGCACCTCGGCATGAGCACCACGGCCGCCAACAAGGTCGTCCCCATCCCGGAGGGCTGCCAGCTCGTTTCCAGCCGGCTGGCCCTGGCCGATGACGGCACGCCCCGCATGTTCCTGGTCCGCACGGCGCTGTTCGAGCGCGACCAGGCGCTGCTGGCTGTCGCGAAGCCGACCTGCACCGCTGATGAGTTCGCGGGCTACATCTGGGACACGGCCAACGGCAAGAAGATCAAGGAAGTTCCGGTCAAAGAGGACGATCACGGCATGGACGCCTTGCGCTACATCGTCGTGCACAGGGACTTCGGCAGCGGCCGGTACTTCCGGGGCTGGATCGAGTGACCGGCGCGTCGTTGCCGGACAGCGATCATGCGTGAGAACATTGCGACGAGCTATTGATCGAAGGGCGGGCCACCAGCAGATGACGAGCCTCACGGAGACGTGGCAAGCAGGACGTACCGCGCGAGCGGCCCGCCCGGCCCGGCCCGCCATCCTGCCCGCGCTCGTCAAGCTGGCCGCCCGGCGCCTGCCGAACCTGCGCCGCGCCCGGACCTTCCTGCTGCAGGTGACCGGCTTCGGCTTCATCGACTACGCCGTCTGGGGATGGCATCACCTGGTCGGGTACGCGGCGGTCGGCGTCTCGCTGCTGGTTCTCGAGGCGCTCGGCGGCGACAAGCGGTGAGGAGCGTCCTGGGCGCACTCGCCACCGGCCTCCGGAGCATCCGGGACCGGGCTCCGGTCTCGTACACCGCCGACCGTGGCGGCTTCGTCCTGCCCAGGATGTTCGTCGGTGCGAACAGCGAGACCCAGATGGCCGCCATGGGCGCCGTCGGGACGCTGTTCAACATCGTCAACACCACCAGCTCGGCCGTCAGTGCCGTCGACTGGCACCTGCACCGGCGGGTCCGCCTCAGCCCCGGACTCACCGACGCGCGCACCTGCGACGCCTGCGAGAGGCCCGGCTACGTCCTCGTGGACGATCACCAGGCGCTGCGGTTGTGGAACAAGCCCAACGACCACTGGATCGGCTCCGAATGGCGCGAGGCCGGCCAGCAGCACATCGACCTGGTGGGCGAGAGCTGGACCGTGGTCGAGCGCAACGACGTGGGCGGGTCCATCCCGCTCGGGCTGTGGCCGGTGCGTCCCGACCGGATCGTTCCGGTGCCTTCTGAGCAGGACTTCATCGCCGGGTACATCTACATCGGCCCGGCCGGCGAGCGGGTGCCGCTGCGTGTCGATGAGGTGTTGCCGATCAAGCTGCCCAACCCGCTCGACCCGTACCGAGGGATGGGTCCGGTCCAGTCGATCATGGTTGACCTGGACTCGACCCGCTACAGCGCCGAGTGGAACCGCCGCTTCTTCATCAACGACGCCTCACCCGGCGGCATCATCGAAGTCCCCACCTCGCTGGGCGAGACCGACTTCCGCAGGCTCCTGGAACACTGGCGGGAAAGTCACAAGGGCGTCAACAACGCCCACCGGGTCGGCGTGCTGGAGAACGGCGCCAAGTGGGTCGAACGGCAGTACACCCAGAAGGACATGCAGTTCGTCCAGCTCCGTGAGGTGTCCCGCGAGATCACCCGCGAGGCGTTCGGCTTCCCCAAGTTCGCGGCCGGGATCATCGACGACGTGAACCGGGCCACCGCCGAGGCGTCCATGACCTGGTTCGCACGTCAGCTCACCGTGCCCCGGCTCGAGCGTTGGAAGCGGATGGCCAACCTGCGCTACCTGCCGCTGTTCGGCGCGGCCGGCGCCAACCATGAGTTCGACTACACCTCGCCGGTACCCGAGGACCGGGACGCCGAGAACGCCGAGCGCGAGAGCAAGGCCAACACCTACAAGACGCTGACCGACGCCGGAGTGGACCCGGCCGACGCGGCCCAGATCGCGGGCCTTCCGCCGCTGCGGACCGTTGCGCGCCCAGCACTGGAGGCGATCCCCGCATGAGCATCGATCTGGCCAAGCTCCGCGCCCTCGCCGAGACCGCACGGGCCAAGCAGCAGCAGTCCGAGCAGCGCAGCAACGCCGGGCGGGGCGCCTGGTACAGCATCACGAACCTGGCCGACAAGTCGGAGATCTACATCTACGACGAGATCGGCGGCTGGGGGATCGACGCGCTCACCTTCACCGCCGAGCTGCGCGCGCTGAACACGCCGCTGATCGACCTGCACATCAGCTCCCCGGGCGGGGCGGTGAGTGACGGCCTGACGATCTACGAGGCGGTCCGCCAGCACCCGGCCCGGATCACGTCCTACGTGGACGGCGTGGCCGCTAGTGCCGCCAGTTTCATCGCCCAGGCCGCCGAGCACCGGATCATCGCGGCCACCGGCATCCTGCTGCTGCACGACGCCGAAGGGACCATGATCAACGGCACGGCCGCCGACTTCAACGACATGGCCGAGCTGATGAACGAGATGAGCGCCAACGTCGCCGCGATCTACCAGGACCGCGCCGGTGGCACCGTCGAACAGTGGCGCGACCGGATGCGAGCCGGCGGCGGCATGAACCTCGGAACCCGCTACGTCGGGGCGGCGGCCGTAGACGCGGGCCTTGCCGACGAGGTGGCCGCCGGAGCGCCCAGCAATCGGCTGGCGGCTGTCGTAGACACGCTCGCGCAGCCCACGGACCGCCTGCACGCCGCAGGTGATAATGAACCGACCGCCCCGGAGCTGGACTTCGATGGGCTTCGAGACCTCCTGAAGGGAGTGTTCGAGTGACAACGGCAGTAGCGAAGCCCACGACTCCCGCGCAATGGGAGGAGTACCTCAACGGGTTCAAGGACGCGCCCACGTTCAACGCGGCCCTGGCCGACGGCAGCTTCAAGGACAACCTGAAGAACTACCAGGCGGTCCAGAATGCGGCCGGCGACCTCAACGAGCAGATCGCCGCGCAGGTGCAGATCGCCATCGCTGAGATGGCCAAGAACTCCGGCGCCAAGCCGACCGGCCGGCCGGCCCTCGGCCACCAGATCTCCGGTGAGCACAACCAGAACGCTCGGGGCGTCGGCCTCGACGGCGTCTTCAACTCGGCCGCCGAGTACTTCCAGAACACCCTGCGGGGTATCCGCAACATCCACGAGCTGGACGGCGAGGCCCGGGGCAAGTTCGAGAAGGTCCGCAACTACACCTCGCAGACCGGCGAGGGCGGCGGCTTCCTCGTGCCCGAGGAGTTCCGCTCGGAGATCTTCTCCGGCCCGGAGCTTGAGGCTGCGATCGTGCGGCCTAACGCCACCGTCGTGCCGATGGGCTCGCAGACCCTGCGGTACCCGGCCGTCGACTTCTCCACCGAGGTCGGCGAGATCTGGGGCGGCATCGTCTTCTACTGGATGGACGAGCAGGGCACCATTCCGGACACCTCGGCCTCGTTCGCCGAGGTCGAGTTCAACGCCCACCGGCTCGCCGGTGCGGCCAAGGTCCCGAACGACACGCTCAAGGACGCGGGCGCACTGGACGCCTGGCTGCGCGCCAACCTGCCCCGGGGTATCCGCGAGTTCGAGGACCGCGCATTCCTCAAGGGCGACGGCGTGAAGAAGCCCCTCGGGGCGCTCAGCGCGGGCAACCCGTCGCTGGTCGTGGCCGGTGACGAGTCCGGGCAGTCGACGGCCTCCATCACCTGGAACAACGTCCTGGCGATGGCGTCCCGGCTGCTCCCGGAGTCGTGGGATCGGGCCGTCTGGGTCATCACCCCCGACGCCCTCCCGGAGATCTTCAACATGGCCGTGGCCGTCGGGACCGCCGGCTCTGCCGTGATGATCGAGCCGGGTGGCGGGCGCACCGCTTCGCCGCGTATGACGCTGATGGGCCGCCCGATCCGGTGGAGCCGCAAGGCACCGGCCGCGATGGGCACCCAGGGCGACATCAGCCTGGCCGACTTCTCGATGTACGGCATCGGCGACCGGCAGGACGTCCGGCTGGAGACCTCGGAGCACGCCTTCTTCTTCCAGGACCAGACCGCCTTCAAGGTCATCGAGCGCGTGGACGGCCAGCCGCTCCTGCTCTCGGCACTCAGCCCCGAGAACGGCGGGCCGACCCTGAGCGCGTTCATCCAGCTCGAGACCCGCTCCACCGACTAGTACCAGGAGCCTGGTGGCGCGCTCACAGATCGGCCACCAGGCACGCTCTCAGCCTCGCGCCGGCCAACAGGGCCGCCCGCCGGGCTCAACCACCCGCAAGGGGGAGGCAGCGTAATGCGAGCACTCGGCGATATCGTCGACTTCAGCCCGGCCTTCGCGCCCGTCGACATCGACACCGCGAACGGCTGGACCGGCCTTCGGGTCAGCGTGGCCGGTTGCGCGGCCATCTCGTTCGTGTTCTTCGGCAAGGCCGGCGGCGCGGAAGACCTGGTCATCGACTGGCAGCAGCACACCGCCTACACCGGCGGCAACAGTGCCGACCTCGACTCCACCGGCGTCTCCACCAGCCGGGGCCTCACGGAGTACTACATCAAGGCCGAAACCGCCCTGGACGGCGATGAGCCGTGGGTGCGACCTACGGCGCGATGCAGAAGATCGTCGTCTCGACGGTCGACACCAGCCAGCTCGGCACGGGCTACACGCACGTGTCGGTCACCGGCGCGATCACCACCGGCACCGCGCAGATCTCGGCCGGGCTCTACGTCTTCCACGGGCTGCGCTACCGGCGCCGGCCCGACAAGTCGACGTGGAACTGGCTGAACCCCGGCGCAGCGAACGCCTAGGAGGGACTGCGATGACTGTCATTCAGCAGCCTGAGGCGTACCGTGGCGCGCTGCTCGGCAACGGGCCGGTCAGCAAGGCCACCGGCACCCTCGCCGCGACCACCGTGGCCCTGTTCACCATCACTGGCGGCGAGGTCCTGGTCACGGCGATGTGGGGCGTGGTCACCACCAGTATCAAGGTGGCCAACAGCTACAAG